TTATTCCATGCAGGATTAAAATTTTCAATATTATAATCAATTCTTTTTGTTTGGTCATGTACTAAGTTATCAACGTCCAATCTAACCAATCTAATGTTACGCTCAATTAACTTTTCGTTGTCTTTAATAGATTTATATATCTTTTTCTTTGGATGTTCTTGATGTTTAACGTCGTTATCAATGAACAGTTGTGATGTGTTGTTTTGGAAATCTTCTTTTAATAACAATTCAGAAAATTCTTTAGATAATTTTTTGTACCCAACACCTTGAACACCCGGAATATTGTCTGACTTGTCGCCCACAATTGATTTCGCTAAACAAAAGTTATGAGGATGCACACCGTATTTCTCTATAACTTTAGCTGTATTAACAAATGATTTTGAGTTGGGAGAGTATATGATGCAATCCTCATCAACCAGTTGATAAAAATCGTGGTCACCAGAAACTATTATTTTATTTTTATCTTTAAGCTTGTATTTGCACATATAACCTATTGCATCATCTGCCTCAGCACCCTCTACATAAATTTGACAAACTGGTAGATTAGATAAAATACCAATAAGCGTGCTCATTTGGAAATTTCTATTTTCTAATGAATCAGGTATCTCTTCTTTATCATAGTATCGATTCATTTTAGGCGGTCGCTTTCCTTTTTTATAATCTGGGTATAGATCACGTTTTCTTTTAGAACCACCACCTTCCCAAACAACAATAACACTTTCGGGATTGCACTTTTCAATCATATTAACTACATTATAATAAAATCCAACAATACCTCCAATCTGCTCACCGTTATCCGACATTGCTGGATGTGCAATATAATGACGCATAAATACATTTAATGCGTCAAATATCAATACTCTATTTTTTACCATTACATATCCAGTTCGTCTGCGAGTGCCTTCATCTCTTCGTATGATTCTGTGTCAATGTCTACACCTGCTGAAGTGCCCATTTTCTTTACCATCGCATCTTTAAGTATGATATCAACAATCGGACCCCAAAAGTCATCTTCTATGATTTCATTAAATTCAGTTTTTCTAAACTTTTTAGAATCAATTACCGTGCCGTTTTCATCAAATAACTCTATAGACTTCCAACCACCTACTCCTGACACCAGGTATGATCGCTTAGCTTCGTCATCATCGTAAGCAATACCATGTTTTCTTAACAAGTCAAACATCTCTTCATGCTCAACAATACCTTTACCGAAGTGAATTTGAAAATTAACTTTTCTAAAAGGCGGTGCCACTTTATTTTTAACAGTTTTTGCCCAAACTTGAATTCCAATTACATCATCGCCGTCTTTGATCTGTTGACCCGCACCAAGTTTAATTCTAATTGATGAATGAAAAGGAATAGCTTTTCCGCCAGGTGTAGTATCAGGATCGCCATACATCACACCTATCTTTGTTCTTATCTGATTTAAGATAACAAAAAGCGTATTAGTTTGACCTATCACACCCGTTATCTTGCGCATACCTTTTGATATTGCTCGTGCTTGCAAGCCTATTGTTTCTTTATCATAATCACCTAATAATTCAGCTTTTGGTGATGAAGCTGCAACTGAATCCCAGATAATGGTAATTGGTACATCTTTTTCCATTGCTCGAGCTTTTAAAATTGTCTTTTCAGCTAGATCAAGTACTTCTTCAGTACAATGTGTGTCAACATAAACAAAACGCTGTGCCACATCAACGCCTAGGTTCCCCAGGTTCTGGATAGACGTTGCGTTTTCAGTATCTATATAAACTACAATGCCACCCATTTGTTGGGTACTGCGGGCTATCTGCGTTGCTACATGAGACTTCCCAATAGATGGAGGTCCAAATATTTCTACAATTCTACCTTCTGGGAAACCACCGTTAGGTTGGTTTGCACAAATGTAATCTAGCATTTTAGAACCTGAAGAAACCCATCTTTTTACTTGAGTTGGGCTTTCATCTTCAGAAAGATTGTATGCTACTTTTGTTTTGTAATCTTTGTTAAGCGATTTAATTAGCTGGGATGTAAAATCGTCGGTCTTAGCCATGTTTGCTCCTTTAGTATAGGAGTATTATATCATGTTAGCTTTAAGATTTTCAATTAATTCCTGCAAGTTTTGTCCAGCGAGACTCATTAATTAATGTTGTATTTTCTTGCATAACGTTTGAGAAGTCTATATCACCTATGCCTTTTGCTATTTCGGTACCTGCTGCGTCAGCTATGTCATAAAATCTTTTGGCGCCAAAAGCAGTATCTGCAGCTACATCCATTGCTGTCTCTCTAGATCCTCGCTCCGATAAATGTGTCATTGCATCATCAATTCTACTAAATGCTGCTATCCTTCTAGGATCTTGCAGGAAACCGATTACTGGTACTAGATGTGAGAAAGAGTGTATTAAGTCTAAAAATATACTTAGCAACCTGGGTGATTTAGCTTTTGTGTCTTGTATAAGCTTACTAGTAAAAAATAACACCTCTTTGAATCCGGTTTCAATAGGTATGACAGATATTGCGACTGCAGCGCCAAGTGAGAAACCAACACTTACTTCTTTTATTGCAAAACAAACATCAACCAAAACATGTTTAAATCTGCTAATAGGCGTTCGATATGCTTCATAAAGTTCAGTTGCTTCTTCAACAGACATGTTAGAAGCTTCAATTGCGTCTGCTATCCTATTAAGATCACTTGCACTTGCATCAATTATTGAATATTCGCCTAGTAAAGATGTAACACCTTGCAATTCAACACTTGATGCTGCTAAGAGTTTTTGTGTAAACTGGTAAAGCTCTTTTAAGAAAAAGCCGGCTCCAGCCAGTGCAGATATAGCTGCTGCTAAAGAACCAACGACTGGAACAGATTTAATACCGTACTTTGATAAAGTATACATTATACTTTTTTCAGCAGCTTTTTTAACACCAAATTCTAATGCGCCTTGTTTAAATCCGGTGGCTAATTTATCACCAAACCGTCCTGTTTTTGAAAGCTTTTTTAATGCTTCTTCTTCTCCACCAACTGCTTTTGATGCTAGCATTTCTGCTTCAGGTTCTTCAAACTGATGATCTTGGAAATAATCTGATAAATCATTAATTCTTTCGTCTGGCGGGTAGTCTTCAAGATTAACTTTTTCACTAACAAGCGCTGTACTAGTCAACCTGATTTGTCGATCTGTTTCTATTTTTCTAAGTTTTGTTTCTAAAATTATATTGTCAATCATGATGTGATTCCTGCTAAAGCTCCCCATCTTTTTAAATTAATTGATTCACTTATGTTTTTTCTCATATCAGCTTCAAGACCGATTGGAGTTATTGACTGTGGTTCTGGTTGGTTTTCTTTATAATAAGGTTCCATTTCTTTTTCAAAAGCTTTTTGACTGTCAACCTCGTCTTTTAGACCTCTTGCCACTTGTCTTTCTACATCAATCCTAGAACCACCTTCAGGATCTATGTACTGTCTTATCTTATCTCCCGTCCCCGGATCTAAAACTTTCAATGAAATACATAACATTCCAAAGTTGTAAAAACCACCCAGGTTAATCAACCTAGCGAATTTTCCTAGAAAAGTGTCTTTTTGAGCAAGATTCTTTATTTGTTTGAGCCCAGGAAACATGTTGACGACATTTGCTAATGCCTTTAATGATGCAAGCAAAGCCTTATCTACACCACCATATGACATAACTATTCCTGCAGCTGCTGCAGCAAAGTCCGCCCCGCCAACAGCGCCAGAAGGAACTGCACCTAAAAGAGAAGTACTACCTCTAAGTAAATATTGCACATGTGCGACTGCATACCTGCTTAGCTCTTCTTTTATGTTTCCTGGAAGTGATTCTATAATCTGCCTATCTTCTTCATCTAAAGGTCTTTCATCAAAGATCGTTCCTGAGAAAATATTTCTTCCAATTTCTCTAGAGAGAATTCTGTCAATCTCTGCTTGTGCATTAAATGCCTGACTAAAGTCATACAAAGCTTTTAAAAATAGTATACCATCAATAGCCCAACCAATTGGTTTACCAACTTGCGATGCATTTGCTACGCCGCCGGCGCCAGATAATAGTGCTGTTAAAAGCGTGTTAACATCAACAGTAGGAATATCCAAACCTGCTTTGCTTACTTGATTTGAGATATCCTCTGAAGGAGCTGTGCTATCAACATTTATTACATTTTCAGAAAATAATTTAAGTCCTTTTTTTGTTAAAAAACTATACATATCAAAATAAATATTTTCAGACATGATTTGTTGATCTGTTTTTATTTTTCTGAGTTTTGATTCTGACAATATATCTTCTAAACTTGGAGCCGGTAGTGCTCTTTGACTGATATTATTATCCGGTAATTCATTTTGCCGTGGTGTTACATCAATAAGTTCTCTTTCGACTGGTCTGTGCTGATAGAGCGTATTTTGTATATTTTCAGGACTTAAATCATCAATATTGTTAAACGCTTTCAAAATAACAGTACCTCCAAATGGATAAGAAACAATTCTTAGAATTTGTGCTAGCTTAGGATAGTTTTCAGATAATTTTTCAAATTGATTACTCACTAAAGAAGCGGCGCCGCCGGCTATTGCATCCTCTAACATGTTAATGACCGCTACTCCAACTGTGTCAATTACAGGTAGCGGTAATGCGATGATAATTGCGTTTAAAATATCAATTACATCTATAGCTAAATCGTTTCTTAAAGCTTCTAACTTAACTATATCGTTTTGACCAGATAAAATAGCTGATTCGATCGCTTTGTTTGACTGATGTAACTCATAGACGTTCTTATATAATAGCGGCACTACTGCTATTAAACCAGATAATTCGCCTGTTGCATCGTCTAGTACTGCCATCAATGATAAAGTTATAACTCGTTGTATACCTTGACCAATAGCACTGGTTGCCTCATTTAAATTGTCATTATCACTATTTATTATGTTTAATGTTTCACAAAGACGGTAACCTTCGTCACCTTTTATTCGCAAATCAAGTATGTCAATATTTTTTAACATATTTACTACTCCTTTCAATATAACATATATATACATTTAGTCACAAAAAAACCCGGGTGCCCGGGCTAGAATCATACTATAATGATATAAAAAAAACCCGGAAATAAATCCGGGTCAAAATTAATTTTATTTTAAATGAATTAACTCATCAAGTCAGAAAAAGCATCGTCTAAATTAGAGTATGATTCACTTTTTTTATCACTAGTACCTTCGGTAGTCGCGACATCATTTTTTGTTTTACTTCCAGACCAATCAGATCCTTCAGTTTCAACCTCGTCACTATTAAGCCAGCTATTAATAATATTACTTAACTCATCATAAGACTTTGTCTGGAAGATATTGTTAACATCTGGAATATTAGATAACCATTCTTTTGCTTGTTTTGCATCTTTAGACACCGGTGATGACTTTCGCTTAGGTAGCACTTCAGTCTTAGCCCACTGTTGACCAGGAGGTTTAGTGCACTTGATTTTAACATCAGTACCCACCTTAAGATCTGTGATGTCGCCATAATCTTCATCCATCATCAATGATAATAATGCTTGATATACTAGCTTTCCAAATGACCAAATTCTTACGCCCTCAGACTCTTCACCACGAACTACAACAGGTGCATATACACGCATTTTAGGGTATAACTTCTTAGCCATTTCATAGCTTTCTTTTGTACCTTCATTGCGCAATTTATCAATCAACTCTTGGATTGGGTCACGCTTACCAAACTGGCTTGGTGCCAATAATCCACGTTGTCCTGGAATATTGTAATAGAACATAAGTTCTTTAAATGGTTGTCCGTCGTTATCTGGAAATGATAAAAGTCGGACTTCGTATTCTTGTC